CAGCACCCTTAGTTGTTTGATCTCCGACAGAACCCGAGTTGTCATTGTAAAGAGTTAAATCCAACTGTACATCATTATTGTCTCTAATTTTAAGGAGCACTTTTTCAGATGCAACAATAGGTAATCCTTCAACGGCACTTTTTTCATCAATAGCATCACCAGTATCTGTAAACAAAACCGTTGCCACTATGGTATCTTGTAAAAGACTTTCATAATACATTACTTGAATTGTCCCATTAACAACAGAGACACTCTTGTTCGGATCTTTAGTTGAGAAAATATCAATTTTCTCAATGAAAGCCGGTGTAGATTGTGCGCCTGTTACTTTAGTATCTGCCATTTTTATTACCTCTTATTACTATTTAACGCATATAAAGAATATCACTGAATGCTTCTTTTCCCTTTGCGATAATATTAGTCACTGTTGATTTTGCATTTCCATATGCATCAGAAGCAGCGTTTTGAGTTGGTTGAGGAACAGGGATAGGAATAACCTCAGGCATATCATATGATGCAAAACTTCTCAGTGCCTCTATCGCTGCAGATCCTTTCGCTTTGTTTGCTGCACTTAATAATCCAGGGAACGCACCTTCGATTGCAGCAGTTGAGTCTGCATCAAGAACAAATTCTCTACCTTGTTCACCAACAGTTATTTTGTGTGCTCCTGATTTTGTAAATCCACCCTTACTGTATGCAAGATCACCATGACCTGTCATGGCAACCATCTTACCTGCTGCATCAAAAATTTCAGCACTCTTTCCATATCCACTATAAACAGAACCAACTTTAATCTCTCCACCCATTTGTGGTAAGAGAATTTCTGCTCCCTCTGTTGATGAGTGATACAAATCTTTGTTGGCAGAAATATCTGGGATGTAATAATCAAATGGAAGGAATCCCTCTGCCCTCATAAACTGAGAATGACTGTGTGCATCTATTGCACTCTGCATTAATTTTTTCTTCTCTTCTGGATCTAAGTCAGACTTATATGCTTGTGATCTAGCAGGTCCTTGACCAGAGAATACTATCTCTCTATCCCTTGCTGCATATGCATCAGCCATTTTGTCCATCGCAGAAACCATTCCACCTATTCCTATACTTTGATGGAACTTGGTATCAACGTGATATGCAGCACCCGCACCAATTCTATCATATCCAGCAGGTCCAGTTTGCATACCTTTACCAGTGGCACCTGTTACATTTGCACCAGTGCCTTTACCCATTCTATCTGCACCAACACCACCCATAGTAGTAGCAGCAGGTTCATCTGCTTTTTGATCAGCAACTATTGGTTTGTTTGGATCACCGCCGGTAAAACCTTTAACGATAGTAGAAAGATCAGGGAGTTTCTTAGAAAGTGTTTCAATTTGAGATCTAATTCCACCAAGTCCCAGTTTATTAACAATTTCAGTTTCTTTCTCCTGAATTTGAGGAACGAAATCACGAGCAAACATATATGCATCAATACCCATTGAGATTCCAGGACCAGGCACGAATCCAAATGCACCAGACAAGTCAAGAATACCAGATGCACCCTCTAATGTCCCACCGATTAAATCACCTTGAGCAAGTCTATCATACGCAAATAGTAGATTGACAATACCACCAATAATTGGTATTGCTTTTCCACCTAACTTTTTGAGAAGTCCTTTTGTATCACCAATATTTTTTATACCATTCTTCTTTAATACCTTTTCAATCATATCAAATCCAGGTATCTTCTTCAAGGCATTCATTATCTTATCACCAATCGGTTTTAATTTTGCAAGAAGTGGTTCAAAGATTGGTTTGAGTGGTTCTAGAACTCGTTTAATTACTTGCTCTTTTACGTTGTCTGCAAGTTTAGCAGCACCTTTTTTAAAATTATCAATACCTTGATATACTTTACCCTTTAAAGCTGCTGCAGCTTTAGCAACCCTATCGTATTGTCCCTGTGCAAATTTAGATGCGTTCTTATATTGATCTTGTAAGAGGTTTCCTAACTTACCAAGGTTTCCACCAGATAAAAAGTTTAATCCACTACCAAGTGCTTTAACACCTCTGGTTGCAAGGTCTTTAGATGCTCTACCAAGATCAGAAAATCCCTGCCCAAGTCTACCAAAGAAACCTTTACCTTTACTGACTTTACCTTTTCCCTTACCTTTGCCCTTACCTTTACCTTTACCTTTACCTTTGCCCTTACCTTTACCTTTACCTTTGTCCTTACCTTTATCTTTACCTCTACCTTTGTCTCGTCCAAGACCACCACCCGTTGCCATGGCAGCAATCAATGCCAAGTTTAGCATTGTGTTTACTGCACCAGAGAATTCATCAAACTTTTTTACTGCATCCTCACCTAACTTATCACCAATAAACTTTCTACCAGAATCATATAGTTCATATCCTTTAGTTACTAAAGTTACCAATCCGTCGAGTAATGTTTTACCAATATCAAAAATAAATTTTGCAACTGGTTTTATTGTTTCTAAAAAGTCTAAAAGTATTGGAGTGAACTCTATTAATTTAATAACAATAAATCCAAGAAGAGTAGTTGTAATAAACTTTTTAATTCTGTCAAAGAAACTTACTTTTGGTAACTTTAATCCTTTACCCTTTTTCTCTTCTTTATCATCAGTTTTTTCTAATTCTTTCTCTCCTTCAGCACGTCCCCTTTTTTCTGATTTTTTTCTACTCTGTTCATCTCTAATTTTTTCAAGGGCGAGTGATCCCTTAAGAAGTGTATCTATCTCAATACATCTTTCTTTAATTACTACAAGCGTATTTTCTTTTCCCTCACCACCTTCATTCGCAGAACTTACATCAGGTTTTTTTATTTCTATTGGAGTGATACTTGTAATATTACTCTTCTTAATTGGAGTGATTGCCCCAGCCGACTTTGATTGTGGTAATAACTTCTGTGCGCTGACTGCTGTTTTCTTTTTAGCAGCACCCTTTACTATACTACCACCAATTGCTTTTGCCCCTGCTCCTAGTAATGCTGGTAATGCCATATCTTAAACAGTGATCCCCAGGACTTTTATCTTCTTATTAGAGGACATTGCTGCAGCATCAAATTGTGGAACACCAGGTGCCACTCCTTGTCCAGTCATACCAGATCCATCACCTTGTGATTGCCCCTGCAACATTTGTTGATATGCCATAGTTGATGAGGAAGGTCTTGAAGATTTTGAGACAGATCCTGTTTTCACACCCAATGCTTGTCTCATTGATCTAAAATCAAATGCTTTTATATCAGTCGATGAAATATCACTAGAAGTAGAACCACTCTTACCACTACTACTACCACTACGACGGGAAACTGATGATCCAGATGATTTTGTACCAGAAAGAGTTACAGCAGGTCCACCAGTTCCAATAAATTTCTTATAGAAAGTTGGAATGGGACTTGGTGGTGGGTCTGTCTTTCCAACCTGTTCTTTATAGTGATAGAAGTTTCCTCTATCTGAGAACTTAACATCACCATCTCCCATATTTCCATACTGACTTGTTCCTTTAAAGTCAGTTCTACCTTTGAGCATTTTCAGTGCTTCAACAATCTTTGCCTGTCCTTCTGCTGATCCAAGTTTTGTTGCTAATTCAGGGTCATCCTTTGCAAGTCCCTTATAAACTGCCTCAAACTGACCTGCTTGAGATCCGACTGCTGCTATGTTGTTTGGCCATGCAGGGTCTGCAACTCTATTCAAAACTGCTGCAGCGACACCATACTCATCATCAGTTCCTCTCTGTGCCTCTGCACTAACGATGAATGCTAAGTCCCTATAATCTTGTCCCGTTAGACCCTTTAGACTTCCACCGCCTCCTTGTTTTTCTTTATCATCTTTTTTACCCTTGACTGCAGAAGCAGTGATGGTTGGAACTTTTACTTCTGATGAATCAACTCCATATGTGTCTGAAAGCATCTTCGATACTGCTTTCGGATCAAATTTAGGTCTCTCTTTATCCTCATCACTTCCAGGTACATGTCCACCAGTTTTGGCATACATTATTCCATCACTAAATGATGGTATTCCAGAACCACCACCCATAGCATTCATAGATTCCAGAGTTCCTCTGCCAAATTTATTAACAGCACCCTTGCTCAATACAAACTCACCGGGAGTAAGCATTGCGGGGACGGTATCTTTATTTCCAGATCCAGGGACTACACCACCATTGGACATTTCCTCCGGGCTAGGCGATCCCTCATCCTCAGAACCATCAATCTCAGTCCCTGTTAATATCCTTGCACCTAACATTCCAACACCACCAACAACTGCTAATGCCGCCACTGCCTTTGGTTTTCTTCTGATAAACCTCAAGAGTTTTGGCACTGCAAATTTAATAATTTTGAGTGCCCATCCACCAAGTAGTCGAATCAATCCACCAAATTTAGTTCCAAATAATATGAAAGCCGTTGCGATTGCAGGGAAGAAATCTGTTAAAAATCTAAGTAAGTTGTCAACTTTTTCTTTATTCTCTGGATCACCCATCCATTTTAGGATGTTTACGACGATTGATCCAAGCAATACAGTCTTAATAAAATCAAATATTTTTTCAAACAATCCCTTAACAGGTGCAAGAACTTTCTCGGTAGTTTTTGCTAACCCCTTGAATATATTAGACTCTAATCCCTTTTCTTTCTTCGATCTTTTTTTTCTTTCTGCAGACTGTCTCTCCTCTTTGGCACGACCCTTATCACGTTTTTCCTTCTCTAGTAAAGTATCACGAATAGAAGTTACTATTTCTAATATCTCTCCAAGTACATTTCCCCCCGCAGATTCTGGAGGAACCACTTTATCTGGATCTAGTTTTGTTATTCCTGTCTCTTCTTTTAAATTAGATTTTGATACTTTTACAAGTGCTCCTCCCTTTCCCTCACCTGGAAGTTCTCCTGCCGACTTGGAAACATCTGCTGATTTTTTTCTCTCTAAAACATTCTCAACAAATTCTTGAAATCCTATCTTATCGTTTCTCTTTTTAAATCCTTCTTTTCTTTCTTCTGAAGATAATTGCTCGCCATCAAGGGTTCCATCAGCAGTGAGTTCATCAACATACTGCTGGTATCTTTCTTCACCGAAAAACTTAGAACCGTTAACTTTACCTGTTGGCATTCCTTTGTTTGTGCTTTAATTCTTCTTCCTCAAGATGCTGTTGCAGTAGTGCAACATAGATGTCTCGTTCCCAAGGCATCAAATTTTCAATCTCAGTTAATGAATATTTATGGTACTGCATCAAAGCAAAGTTTAATCTGTAATAGCTCTCCAGATCCATATGTAGGAGTGCTATGCGAAAAAACCCGCTAATCCCTCAATTACTACCTCATTTTCTTTCTTGGTCTTTGGATTCTTGACCTTAATTGTATGAGATAATTTGGGCATCGTCTCAAAGAATTTTTCAATCTCTTTGAATTGAGATGAATTCATCTGTTCAAGAAACTCTATGATTTCTTTTTTGGAACAGTCTTCCACTGCCCATACTTCATCCTCAGTAAAGATATTATCAATGCAAGATCCAATTAAATCGAAAGATTGTTCCATGGAGTTGCCATCATCAAAGTCAAAATTATTTTTAATAAATTGATCTAATGAAGGATACTTCATTTCCATCATAATAGAGTCATCGACCTTGACTTTATTAGTATGTTCATCATTTTTTTGAACTTTAATATCGTCGAGATTAATCTTAATAGGAACCTGAGTGACTCCATCATCCGAGCAAGTTACATTAACCTCAATTTCTTCACCGACAGACTTGCCACGAATATTTAAAAACAGATACTCAATATCAAAAGTCGGTAGATCTTCTACCTTAATTCCTTTTGTTTTAATACAGTTTTTAATGACTGTTTTAATCGCGGTTGTGATTTGCTTTGTGTCCTCACTCTCTAAAGCGATCACAAGAACTTTTTCTTCCTTTACAAGGAATGGTCTGTATTCAATTGTTTCTCCTGTAGATGGCAACTCAAGTTCATATAGTGGGGTGGCAATCTTTGGTAAAGGCATGATGTCCTATAGAAATGTTCAGTGTTATTAGGCAATTCCCAGGTTAATACCTGTTAGGTCATTTGATCCAGCAGGTAGATTATACGTATTCAATTTAGTAAACTGCGATGTGTTAAATGCTGATTGCAATGCTGGATCAGAGAGGTTTGCATTGATACCAGATTGATTTAAACCAAACGAACCAAAAGGTAATGTAGCATTAACACTTGATTGATTTGAAAATGTCGGAGATCCAGGTAGTCCTGGAATAGTTGCTCTCGGTGGTGATATGACAATATATCTAATATAACTCATAGACACCGTTAGTTTCAAAAGCGATGATGCATCAAATGAAACTAGCATCGATGAAATACTAAGTGGGAAAGATCTAATAAATTCATAAGTCAATTGTTGTTGATAATCTCTTTCAAATTTTGTGATACTCAGTCCTTGATCTGCAATATAATCATTAGGATATCTCACCCTATAATGATATGCTCTTGATCCAAGAGGAGGTCCTGCATCATTATTACCACCACCAGAAAATGGATTTGA